GCTGCAGGTCTCGAACTTCCGACATTCGGCATCTTCCGTCAGGACACCGACGCTTTCCTCGGCGCGGTCGGCAAAGACTACACCCCGATACAGAACAAGTTCGCGTTCTCTTTCGTAGACTCCCTGCTGGAGTCGGTCGACGGAGCACACTACACGTTCGCCGGGTCGATTGACGACGGTCGTCAGATATGGTGCCTTGCTCGCGTCCCGATGGACCTTCGAATCAAAGGCACGGACGACATCAGCCAGTCCTACCTCTTCTTCACGACCTTCCACGGAAAGAAGGGCTGTGCTCAGGTGTCAATCTCCACGGTGCGCGGTATTTGCGACAACCAGCTGCCAGCGTATATGGCCGAGTCGAAGAACCTCGGCAAATTGGTGCGTGTCAAGCACACCCGGAACGCGGAAGAGCGGATGAACGACAGCGTTGCTGCACTCAGCGACGTGCGCTCGAACATCAAGACGCTGGAGGACAAGCTCAACGTGCTGGCCACCCGGAAGATGACCCACGAGTCGACGTTCGAGGTCATGACTCGTCTGTTCCCCAACCACAACGGCAACGCCATCGTGCAGGACAAGATAGCCAACGTGCTGGAGAACTTCGAGGACAACGACGGCAACGCGTTTCCGACTCAGAGAGGCACCGCGTACTCCCTGCTGAACGCGTTCACCGACTACATCGACCACGACCGGAAGGTGTACCAGTCCGGGAGCGAGGAAGAGCTGGAACGGACACGCGTCAAATCAGCCCTCATGGGAAGCGGAGCGAAGGACAAGCAGGTCGCGCTTGAGACCATCCTCGAAGCGACGGCAGCGAATCCGACCAAGCAGACCACGACGGTCATTGACATGAAAGAACGAGTCGAAATCAACGACATGCTCAGCATGGTGTACGCTTCGAGCAACAACTAATTCTCACCTGTAAAGGACGTACCGGGAGCAGGAAAGCCCGGCACGCTCCATATGAAGGAGGTCACATGTTCGAGAAGCAGACGATAGAAAAGCTGCTGGTGTGCAAAGACCCCGACGGCTACGGTGAGGATTGCGGTCGCCGGTGTCCGATTCGGGTACTTGACACAGTAGAATGCACGAAGTACGACGGTGGTTGCAACCGGCAGATGTGGGTCACGGTTTCGGCCCTGCAGAGGGAGGTGGTCGAATGAAAGACGCCTTCAAAAAGACGATGGACCGGCTGCGCCGGGGAAAGTTCAAGGAGTGCTACACGGTGACGACGTCCCGTGGCTACATCATCAACGTTTACAAGGTAGAAGAGGACCGCTTCGAAATCGCGTGGAAAGACTCGTTTCAGCTGACGTACCTCAGCACGATACGTCTACTCCGTCAACCGCCCGATGTCATCCGCATGGTGGTGCAGAAGCTGCAAGGCTCCGGGTTCGTTGAAGACAAGAAGTACTTCGACACCGTGGCCTTCGTGATGCGCCTCTACAAGCAGATGGGGGTGTCCCATGAAGATGCTTGACAAGAGCTGGTTCATCCGGAAGATTTACAACGGCGTCCGCATCGTCGCCTACCGGCACGCGGTCGACCAGCTGCAAGCGCACGACTTCATGCAGGAAGGACTCGTCGCAGCCCTACACGCAATTGACAGGTACAAACACAAGAGCACGCAAGACGTCATCCGCCTCATCAGCAGGACGGCGTACAACAGAATCGTAGACGCGCAGCGCGAAGCGATGCGGTACCACGCCCGGTTTGCTTCTTCCTCAGACAACGTGGAAGCTCCGATTGACAGCCACGAAGACGAGGTCGAGGCACGCGTCTTTATCCAAGCACTGGAGCGTCGCCTGTCGGCCCTCGGCAAGCGCGTACTCCGGGAGAAGCTCGCTCCTAGCGATAAGACTTTACAGATGTCAATGGCGGTCCGGCAACACAAACTGGAGGCACGCGCCTCCGGCAAGCTCGTCATGAGCCTGAACCCGGACTCGATACCGGACAGTCTGATAGCCCGGTCACTTGACATCAGCAAAGCGACTATCAGCAGGGAGATTAGGCGGATAAAAGAGCAAGCTCAAGCTCTGTTGTTGGACCAACAGGACGAGCAGAAAGGAGAAGAGAGCGAATCGTCCCGGCGTCCAGCGAGCCGGGGTCCGCTTCGTGCATGTGGTTAGGGTACTGGACTAAGCGCACGCCGAATTTGTGCTTGTAAAGCTTGATAGCGAGATCGGCTGCTTCCCTGTTGGCGTCACCGTCCAAGAACACGGTAATCCACTCGACGCCAGCAGACCGGAGCAGCCGAATCTGTCTTTGGCTGATGGTCTTTCCAAGTAGGCAACTCGCTCGATGTGACCTTCCAATCGCCTGTTCCGTCTTCAAGGCGTCGAATATCCCCTCTGTCAATACGACCGTTCCACCGTTCAGACACTCAAGTCGGAAGAGCACGTCGGTTTTCGGATACCAGCCGTCCTCAACATCGGGGTTGATGGTCTTCAACGGCGACGGCACGAATGACCGGCCCTGAAAGAAGACGACCTTGCCTCGGTCGTAGAATGGGAAGACCACCCGACCTTCGTATCCGTCAAGTAGACCAACGTCCAGCCGGTCGAGCTGTATTCCGCGTCGGCGCAGGTACTCCAGCGCCATCTTACCAGCAAGCGCCGTGCCAGCCACCTCCGGGAGGGCCTCGAAGCGGTCCCGGAACCACCTGTCGGTGTCCACCTCCGGGCCGGGGTCGGACCGACCCGAATTTAAGCGCTTAGAAAGCGCAGACGAGGTATCTTCCTTGGCCTCGCCGGGCCGGGGTCGGGCCTTAGGCCCTAGGAGGCCACGACCGCCTCCGAAGCCCGTCGCCGTGCCTTCCCTCAGGTCATATAGGAGGACCGGCAGCGGACCGGCAGCACCACATGAGAAGCAGTGGAACCGGCCAGCCCGGAAGGACACCCCGAAGTTGAGTGACTCGCCTCGGTGATACGGACACCGGAAGTTGTACCACTCCTTGCGACGGTGGAAATCGCCTAGCTGCTCGAACACGTAGTCACGGTCTACTCGTGGCATGCGAGGAACTCCTGTAGTCGTTGTTCGCTTGCGAACCCCATACCGCACAGCATACCCCACTGCACGGAGAAAGGCTCGATGCGTTCCAGCTTCTCCAGCACTCGCTTTACAGCTGCAACTAGCGCCGGTCGTTTACCGGGAGCTGCTGCTGGTCGGCGTTGAGTGACGGATACAACTGGAACACGTCTAGCCCTCCGGTAACATACCGGGTTGTATTGCTTGACAACCGTCAATCCTTCTTCGGTGGCGTCCACTTCGTCGTTTCCAGTGGTTTGAGGATTCGGGACATCTGCTTGACAAAGCACTGCATGCAATACGCGACCGTTCCACCGAGCTGAGGCGAGGAAAAGGTCAAGGCGTCAACGGCGTCGCCATGCACCGGGCAGGTGTACACCACCTTGCCTTCGGCTAGTGCTGCCTTTTCACCTTCGGCGTTTGTCTTGTTGGCTACCTCGTCTACCGCTTTTCTCAGCTTGTCGACGTCTTCCTCAATCTCCGGGCGCTCTACCGGGCGCTGCAGGTCCGGATTCGGACACGACTTGAAATTGACAGTCGACACATTGAGCGGAGCGCACAGCTTCAACTTTCCATCCACTATACACTCACACTCGATTCCACAACCACACATCTTGTCACTTGACACGCGCAAACCTCCTTTGTTCGGGTTCAGTCTGTTCGCCATCTTCGCTATGCGTTGGCCTAAAGTAAGTTTCCTATCCATGCCCTCTCCCAATCGGTCTCGACCTCTACCGTCACCTCGGACACGTCGTCCCGGTTCTTAGCGAGGAACAGCCGGGCCGTCTGTGGCCGAGACCGTTTTTCGTCTAAAGTTTGATTGACAGACACCATAACGTCTGCACAGGCTGCTTTTTCGTAGCACTCGGCGAGGTCCTCCATCGTGACCAGCTCCTCGCTTGCTCCGCTCCGGTTCGTTTGCGACGCGGTCCACGCTGCTGCGTTGAACTCGTCGGCCAGCTCCCTCATCGTGTAGTAGACCTCGGACAGCTCGTGTCTTCGCTGGTCGTAGCTCTTGGTGGAGCGCATGAGGTCCGCGTAGTCGAAGATGAGGACGTCCGGGAAGAACCCGTACTTGTTCCGCACGAGGTTGATGTGTTCCCGGACCATCGGCACCGTGCAGCTGTACGCCGGGTACCGCTTGACGATGATGGACTCTTCCGCTATTCCGTCGGCGAGGTCGAGTATCTTGTCATACGCGGTAGCCTTCTTCCTTTTTAGCTCCTTCTTGCTCATCCGGGTCATCGCCATGAAGTACCGGCGCTTGATGACGTTCGCCGAAAGCTCGAACGTGTAGTGCGCGACGTTGAACCCGGCGAGCGCTGCGTACTTCCCGACGTTAACCAGCGACGTGCTTTTTCCTTTGTTAGGCGGAGTGACGATGACGTTCAACGTCTTCCGCACGGCACCACCACCGAGCTTCTCGTCGAGCGAGGTGATGCCGGTAGGAATGAACTGTTCTCCGGCGTCAAGCTCCTGCAGCACCTTCTTTTTGTCCTTCCAAAACAGGTCGCCGACGTCCCCGTCCACGAAGGAGAGCACCGTGTTCTTGATGCGGTCGTATATGCGGTCGTATTCTCCCTTGTCAAGCAACACCGTACTCTCCAACAGCACGTCCTTGATTCGCGTCTTCTTGACGAAGTCCTTCAACGAGTCTTCGAGGAAGTCGATGTTCAGCACCGGCTCGTCGTAGAGCGGATGCACCAACTCCTCTATGTCCTCTGTCAAGTAGTTCTGCCTCTCCAAGTAGAGCGTGAACGAGTCACGCGACGGAGTGGCACTGTACTGGTCGTAGAACTCCAATGCGTGACGCACGACGTCGGACTCGGTTTCGTCCTTGAACATACCGCGTTCTAGGTAGGTCCGGTACCTTGACAGAAAAGACGGGTCCTGCAGTATCGCCTTTGTCAAGTTCGTCTGAAACTCCGGGGACAGGACACTCATTCGCCGGTCGACTCCTCCCCGTTACCGGGACGAGTAGCCACGCCGACGTGGTTGTCGTCGCCTTTCTTCTTTACACGTTTGTCGTACCCGTTCGCTTGACGCTTGAGATTGACCTTGAGCTTCGCGTAGTACGTCCGGGCGAAGAACGTCGCGTCCATGCCGAGCGACTGCGACGCGGACATCATGAAGTGCCACGCGTCTATCAACTCGACACGCGCCTTTCTGATGTCGGCCAGCTCCTTCGACCACCACGTTTCCGGCAGCTGCTCCAGTAGCTCGTTCAGCTCCTCGATTGCACGCGACACGAAGCGCCGGGTCCAGTCGACCGGGGTCGCCATCAACGGCATTTCGTTGTGCTGCACCGCTTCGGACCGCAGCTTCTCCATTGTCAAGTTCAGCGGAGCGAGCGTTTGGTCCGACAGCGTAGCGTTGCACGCCATCATCGTCGCGAGGTTCCGGTCGTCGAACGAGATACCGGCGACCTCCGGCGCATCGCGTAGGTCCTCCATCGCTCGTTCAATGCGCCCGTCAATTGGCACGTACTGAGTAGGAACGAAGGGAGGCATCCCGGCGATGTGCGGTATGTCTTTGGTGTTGTCAATGAGCGTGAGCGGTACGGACCGCCGTTTGTTGGCAACTGCGTACGCGTTCCGCATCAGAATCTCTTCGAGGACGCGCAGCTGGTTCCGGTCGTCGGTGATGAGCCGAGCGTTCATGAGCGACTCGTTCTTCGTTCCCTCGTCGCGCTTCAACGCTCGCGCCTTGCGGACTACGTCATCGCAGGTGTAAACGAGGAACATACACGCCAACCCGGAGTTCCGAACGAACTGGTCGTACAGCCACTCTACCTGATTCGGCGTGCGAGGGAAACCGTCGACGAAGAGCGTCATGCCCGGTTCTATCCTGTCAACTGCATCACAGATGAGGTTTCGTACGAACGACTCCGTCATTTCGGGCGCGGTCGGGTTCTCACATTCGGCCATGGTCTGCGCACCGAAGTGCTCCCGGCACGCTTGACCGGGGAAAACGGCCATGAGCTTGTCCGGGTCCGTTTCGATGATGCCACGGATATGCGACGTTTTCCCGGCAGCAAGGCGACCGATGACCCACACCACGTTCTTTTTGTCTCCGTAAAGCATGGTGCCTCCTTATAGCACCACCATGTCGCCGTTTTTCGCTCCGGTTCCGAGGTGGCTGATTTCGGGTTTGTACTTGACGTCGGATATCCACTCGTCACCGACTGTTTCCTGTAGCTCGTTGAGCCAGATACGTGTTTCCACCGACAGGTCGTCCAACTCGGTCTTTCCGACGTCGGCAGCGCAGAGGTGATTGACAAAGTTCACAAACAGCTTGGTCGGTGCACAGGCCCTTATGAACTTGCGGACTTGGTAGTGGCTGAACGTGAAGAGGCGTCGGACCTTGTTCGTGACCGTTGTCCTCTCTGTCAAGTCGATGTCGGAACCGGACGTTGCCTTGAGCTTGTCCCAATCGATCTCTTCGTGGTCGTCGTACCACGGACCGGAATGGCCGATTTGGTTGCCCTCTCCGTCGAACATGTTCCCGACTCGAATCGGGTACGTGCGAAGACAGCCGTACACGTCGCCGAGCCACAGCGGAGGAATACACGCGTTGTTCAGTATCGACATCGTCGTGACATCCCTGCTCGTGACGAACGGGTACTCGTGCCCGTGGTTCAATGAGAGGTCGAATCCCTGCGCTCCCTCGACCAGCACGGTTCCACCGATTGACAGGTGCTTCTGAGTCAACGCGGTGGTGTCGCCTATCCACTGTTTAAGCTTCGGCTCGTCCTTCGCCAGTTTTGCGACTCGCATCACTTTACGGGAGAGAGAACCTCCGCAGCCTTTCAACGTGCTGCTTATCCGGGCGAGCACCTTCGCTTCGTGGTCCCGGTCTTCCTCTGTGATGACGGCGCAGTGCGGATGAATCGTGAGGCGGTCGGCGACGTCGAACTCCTCTATCTCTTTGAGGAGTCTATCTATCGTGACCGCTCCACCGGCGTTGATTGCCAGCTCGCAGTCCGTGTTCACGAACGAGGTAGGCACTTGACAGCTGACATACTTCTTTCCATCGTCGTCGACGAAGGTGTGTCCGGCGTTGCTCATGAAGTCGCACGTCGCCAGCGACACGTCGTGTGCTAGCGCTAAGTACCCGATGAGCTTACCTTTCCCGGTCGAACCCCACTGACCGTCAAGGACGATGTTCGCTTTTCCTTTTATCATCTGTAAACTCCCATAGTTAACGAGCGAAGGGAGGGAAGACGATTGGTGTCCTCCCTGTGGCAGTAGGACGTAGCAGCCATGAAACGCCCTTCGGGGTCCCTTCGCTCTGTGTTTATCTGCGTCTGCTGCTCTTTTTCGCAGCTGTCAATTCGACTACTGGTATGTCGTAGATTTCGTTGCCGACTTCGACCGCAGCAACATCGCCGGAGTCGTCAAACTCGACGATCTTACCTGTCAATGTCTCACCGGCGTCCTCGAACGTGACCTTGTCCTTCTCTTTGAAGGCAGGAGCGTCCTCTTTCCCCTCGTCCCACGGAGCCTTGTCGCCGGAGGTGTCGTCGTCTTCGAAGTCGTTGTCCTTCTTCTTGCTCGACCTCTTGCCCGACTTCTTCGGTTCGTCGTCGTCCTTGTCACGCGCCCGGCTGGAGCGACGAGTCTGTTCCTTCTTGGTTTCGTCGTCCTTCTCTTCGGCCTCGTTCAGGTCGGAGTTGCTGGACCATCCCGGTTCGAGCGCTTTACAGGTGAAAAGGTCGGTGACGTCGTCCTGCAGGTCGGCACTCAGTTCCTCGCACTTCTTTTCGTCGCGCAAGCGGACCGCGTACATCTTGTCAGGCGACTCCTTGCTGTCCCTGTCAATGATGAAGTCGCGCCCCTCCGGGCCGAGTATCTCTTCCCCGAAATCGGGGTCCATGATGTAGTTCAACACCGCGTTGAACACCGACTGAGGAAGAGCAGAGAGTTGCACCCCGGCGTCGGATTCTTCGATGTCAACTAGGTTGACGTAGAACCGGCGACGTGCGGACAGCTGCCGTCCGAGCTTTTGGTCGCTCTTGCTCTTCGAACCGGAGAGCTTCTTCGCTTCCGCGCAGTGCTCACATCCGGAACCGATGCAGTTGAGGGAACCGTCGTCGAGGAAATGGCTGGCGACCTCGCGTTCTACTTCGTCAAACGTGTCGCCGACCTCGACTTCGCCTTTCTTGTAGATGCCCTTGGTGAAGTCTTCCTCCGCTACCTCGTGAGGGAAAGAAAAGATGCGGACGAGGTTGCGTCCGTCGCGTAGCCGGTGGAAGTTTCCTCCTCCTCCACCGCGTGAGCGATTCTTCGACCGCTCCAGTCGTCTTTTGTTGAGAGCCATAGCTCCTTCTCCTTTGTAAAGTGAAACTGCTATTTGCGTTTACGACTCTTCTGCGCCCTTGAACCTCCGGCGCTGGCCATGTTAAACACCGACCCTTCGGTGACGATGTCCTGAATCTCGGCGAGCTGCTTGTTTACCTGCTCGTCCACCGACTCGAAGCCGATGTCGAAAAGGTCGTCCGGGTCTTCGCCTTTTTCGGCCCGAACTTCAACGGTGGCGTCAATACGGACGGACTCGAACTTGCCGACCGACACCGTGACGCCTTTTGACACGTGGACTGTGGCTACCTCTGCCATAGCACCTCCTTTTATGGTGATAACGCTCCTTCAAAGAGCTAGGTTTCACGCTACGTTCCTCATTTCGGACCACCGGGGTCCGGTTTCGACGTCCACCTTGAGCGGTATGCGTAGGAAGGTGAACAGGTCCATCGCCTTTTCGGTCATGACCCACTTGACAAGCGCAATGACCTCGTCCTTCTCGTCCGGGTGGCAGTCTATCAGTACCGAGTCGTGAATCTGTCCGATGACGATGCTGTCGTAGTTCTTCCTTGTCAAGTACCGGTCAATGTTCGCCATGCTCCACATGTTGATGTCCGCACCGAGGCTCTGAATCTTGAAGTTCGAGGACTGGCGCTCTGCCGATTCGCGCTTCCACCACTGGTTCGAGGTGATGTCCGGCAGATGCCGTATGCGACCGAGCCGGTTTCTCACCTGTAAAGTTTCCAGCGCTTCGCGGATGTTCCGTTTCGTCCACGCCCGGATAGCGGTGTATGACTCCCAATAGGCGTCGAGCTGCTTCTTCGCTTCCTTCTCGCTGCAATCGAGCTGCTCGGCCAGCCCGTGTTCGGTGATGCCGTAGACGGAGCCGAAGTTGACGCGCTTCGCGTACGTCCTTTGCTTCTTTTCTACCTTGTCAAGCGGTACCTTGTTGATTTCGCTGGCGGTCAACGTGTGCATGTCGGTACCGTCCTTGAAGGCCCGGATGAACTTCGGCTCGTTGGCTTCGCTGCCGACCAGCCTAAGCTCCAGCTGAGAGAAGTCGACCTGCAGGAGTTCTCCTTTGTCAAACCGGGACACGAAACACTCCTTGACGAGCGACGGCTCTTCGTCCGTTCCTCCCTTGATGTTCTGCAGGTTCGGGGACCGGGAGGAAAGACGACCGGTCACCACGTAGTCCTGCACCAAGTCTGAAAAGACGGTTTCCTCTTCGGACAACCGGTCGCCTATCTGCTCGATGTCGCCGAGTTGGTACGTGTAGCTACGAATGTTGCAGATGAGCTGCACGACGCGGTGCTTCGATTTGAGCTTGTCAAGGACCTTCGCCCCGGTCGACGGTTTCTTCGACTTCTTGCTGGTCTTGAGCACCGGGAGCTTGCACTCGTGGTAGAGGAGGTGCTGCATCTGAGAAGAAGAGCCGTAGTTGACCTCCGTCAACTTCTTGTTCGTCTTCTTGAACCGGGCTAGCGTCCTCCGCACCTCCGGCATGTCGTCCAGCTCTGCCTTGGTGTCGGCTATCTTCTTTGTCAATTCCTGCTGCACCTCGTAGAGGCGGTTGACGTCGATTTGCATACCGCGTTCCTCGATACGGGCCAGCGTGTAGATTGACGGGTGCACTACGTTCCGGTACAGCCACTTGAGGCCAGCGTCCTTGAAGAGCGTTTCTATCTGCTCGACGTAGATACGCCGGGTACAGTCGGAATCTCCGCAGCTGTAAATACGCATCGTCTCCGGGTCGGCCTTCCAGTGAGAGCCTTCGCCGTTTTCAGCGAGGAACTCGACCATCGGCGTGTCGTACCCTCCCATATCGGTGTACTGGTAGGCCAAGTTTGACAGGGAAGAATCGCTCGCCTCATGGAGGAGGTGGTGTATCTGCTTCGTGTCGCCGACGATGTTGTTCGGTTCGCAGCCGAAGTGACGCATCGTCCACTTGATTTCGAACTTGGCATTCTGCGCGACCTTCGGGACGTCCGACTCCATCCACGCCCGTACCGCTTCCTTTATTGTCTTTGTCAATCCGGAGTTCGTACCGGTGTCTTCGTATTCGTCCCGGTCGAAGAAGTAGAAGCAGTACGCTTGCCCGTGCTCGAACGAGATTGACAGGCACACTGGCAGTCCTTCTCCGGGGATGAGGCCGGTCGTTTCGTAGTCGAATGCTTGAATCGTGTCGCACTCCCTCGTCCGCAGGTCGTGCAGCCTGTTGTAGATGTCCTTCTCCTCGGTGATAAGCTCGTATCGGCTGTCGTCGAGGACGGAGTGTTTACCGAGCAGCTGGTTCGTGATGTTCTTCAACTGCGCGTCGTACTCTCGCTCCCGTGCCTTATTCTTGGTGGCGTAATCCGGGTGAAACATCGGGATGACCGTGTACCCCTCGTGCTCGACGGTCCGACCGACCCACTTCTTGAACTGACTCTTGCCTGTCAATGCGGTGAACACGGCAGCACCGAGAGCGACGATATACTGTGGTTTGCACTTGTCAATCATCCGCTTAGTGAACCCGGCGCACGCGGTGATGTCCTTTTTCACCGGCTTTTTGCCCTCCGGCAGCATGTAGTTGACAAGGTTCACATACTCGACGCTCATTCCGGAGTTGTAGACCGTCCGGAGCGAGTGACGCAGCTTGGTCATCGTCTCCGTCTTGTAGCCTCGGACTCCGTTGTACGTCTTCACGATGTCCTGCACGAACAGGACGTCTACAGGCTTACTGGAGGCGTACGCGTCGCAGCAGGTCTGATAGGTCTCGCACTCTGTACAGCTCATAGGCCCTTCCTTCTTTTTGCACCTGTAAAGCGGTTTCCTTGATTTTCTTCCATATGACCGAGCCTCGTTTCCCGTTAAACCCGGCGAGGAAGCTGATGTGTTCATTCGTCGGCTGCTTCCCGTTCGCCACCGCTCGAATGTAGAGCGAGAGGTAGCGCTGGTGTGGTGGATTGACACGCAAGAACGTGATGTACAGAATCTCAAGGAACGAACGCATGTCAGTCTTCCCGTTGGTAGGGAGCAGCTCACTTTCGGTAACGTCCGACGTCTTGACAGAGTTCATTGTCACCCGGTCGCGCTTGCAGGAGCGCAACGTGTCGATCTTCTTGTTTCGTAGGGCGACGAACATGAGGTCTTGGTCCTCCCCTAATAGGTCGACACCTTTGAGCAGGAGCGCTGTCCGCACCCGGTCGTAGAAAACCGGAGGAACGGAGCGCAGGTGCTCCCGGACGTACCGATACAGGTCGCTAGTACTCGCCGTCATCTTCTTGTCCTACTTGGTAGCCCACCTTGAGAGGGCTGGTGTCAACGACGAGCAGGTAGTCATCCAGTCGCATGACGCGGTAGTGGATGACCTTCCCTGCAGGACGGCAGTGGAGCAATGGTGGCATCAAGGTCGCGACGTGGTCTTCGAGCGCTATAAGCTCGTGCTGGAGCGTAAACATCACAAACGGCTCTGCGAAGTCGCCTCCCTTGAAGATGACCAGTGGCCACGGTCCGCGTTCGTACTTGTTCCAAAGATACGACTCCCGTGCTTTCTTCTGTGTCAATTGCATAACGCCGTATAACGGCGAGTCGCCGGACCACAGCGTCGACCACCGGTATTCCTCCCGGTGCTTACACTCGATGAACAACGGGAAGCTGTCATCGGTCGGGTCGTAGATGTCGCACTTGATGTCGAGTCCTCCGCTCATCGGAACACGACGGAGTTGACGCTCGAAAACGTCGCCGACCTTCTTGGCTACTGCACGCTCAAAGCGTGCTCCTTTGTCACGACTGGATTTTCCCATAGTACAGTAAGTCCTCCTTTAGTTTGTCAAGGTACATGGCTATCTGTAAACAGTCCGACGCTCGTCGAGCGTGTGGCCAGTTCGTTTCGTTCCACGGTGCCTCTGCGATGATGGTCGGAAGACCGGCAGCACCGGCACGCGCCAGTTCGTTCGGGTCGTCGTCAACCCAAACATCGAGGCCGAGTCCGTCAATCGTGCTCGCCTTGCTGTGACCGGGGTCAACGAACAAGACGTCCTCCACCTCCGGGAAAAACCGATTGACAAGTGAGATAGTACCGGGTCGGATGTGCGCTGCACGGGCTGTGATGATAAACTGCCGGTTCCCGGCGACGTGTTGCTGAGTTAAGAGGTTTTGAGAGTAAAAACGCGGAACAGGACACTGGTTCATGTAGAAGTCGCTATTGAAGAGCTGAATCAGCACCTCCCGTGTCTGAGGAGAAAAGACGTGCAGCCCGTACTCGGAAGGTGGTTCGCCTATCCAGTCTCGCCTGTCAATTAGCTGGCTGGCGAAGTTCCACGGCGGAGTCTTCCACGTTGTCAACGTCCAGTCTAGGTCGTACCCGATTTTCATAGCTTCACTCCTTCTATCACCGTGATGACCGTCTTACATACCGTGCACCGGGACAAGAAGACGACGCCTTTCTCGGTCTGTTGTCGTAGGTTGTTAAACTCCTCGTTGTGGCACTCCGGGCAGCGCATAGATTCGGCAGCGATGTATTGACAACCGTCACCGTTCTCTCCGTAAATCGGTCCACTCGGCCCTACCACTTGATGTGTCTCCCTCGGCACTTGTTCCAGTAACCACACCACTTCCGGCTACAAGGGAAGATGTTCGTCGGGTTGCACAGAGGGAACGCTCCTTTCTTGATGGAGCTTGACACGGAAGAAAAGAGAACGGCTGCTGCCTTGGTGTCCCCCTCACCGCGTTCGGACTCTATCACCTTGACAGCGCCATTCCCTTTTGTAAAGCAGATGAAGCCGACCTTCCGGAGGCCGGTAGCCTCGGAGTACACGGTCAGCTGCAGGTCGTTGTTGGCGTCGTTTTGCGACTTCGCTGACTTGACGACCTTGTAGTCCCACACCTGTTTTTTCTCCTGTAAATCGACGTAGCCGAGGACCGGGACGTCGCCGAGCATCAGCTCGATTTGCTGCTCCGGCTTGCACGCCGGTTTGATTTTCGGAGCGAGGCCCTCCATGTAGTTTTTGAGGAACGTCCGGCCACGGCTGATGACGTTGTCCTTCTTGTCGCCGGACTGCTTCCACGCTGCCTTCGTCAGCTCCTTTGAGTTGGTGTCGAACATATCCTCAAAGAACTCGATGACGGTGTCCACGTCCTCATCTTCTCCGCTGTCAACCTTGCAGATGTTGTTGAACTCGACCGTGTCGTGGTGTGTTCCTCCCTCGATGAGCGCTACACCGGGAGGAAGGACCAGCCCGTCAACGTACCGGTATTCGTACTGTTTCGGGCAGCGGAGGTACATTTCGACCTGTGAAACGGACAGGTGTCCACGTGGCAGGTCCGGGTCTTCCGGTATATCTACCAACCGCAGAGCCTTGCCCTTGACAGGCGAGACCTTTTTCTTCTTTGATGCCGGTTTCTTCCCGGCGAGGTGACGAAGTGTCATTCTCCTGCTCCTATCTTTTTGACGACTCGCAGCGCGTCGATGAACTTCGACTCCGCGTCCCCGTCGACTGCTGTGTGCAGACGGATGACGGCACCTGCTAGGTCGCTCGTTATCTTGTCCGAAAGAGAGAGGTAGGCCAGTGTGTGGTACCCTATCACCCCACTGCAAAGCGCGAACTGGAGGCGAGGCCTGTCAAGCTCGGTACCAGCGATTGACGCCAGCTCCGAGACCAGCGTCTTCTTTATCTTCTCATTGTCGGTTGTCAATTTGAAGGACTCGCGTACCAGCTGGGTCTTGTTGTGTCGTAGCCGGGAGTGGTAGGTGTAAAAGACCGGCAGTGGTGGATAGGTGAGCTTGAACACGTCGGTGCAGAACCTCTTCGACAAGAAGTTAAACTGAGCAGCGATGAACTCCCGTGCTGCAGATACACTGTTGACTCCCCGGTCCATCAGAAAATCGGCAAGACGACCGACCTCCGGACGCCACTTCGTCGGAAGCGACCACTTGCGCATCCCTCGGCGACGGGCGACCTGAACCTCGTATTCGTCCTGTAGTGCGGTGCGTATTGCACCTGTCAAGTTTGTAGTCAGCATGGTAGTACCCTCCTTACTAACTATAACGAGTTAGCAAAAAGCCGGGTTTCATGCCGAGGTGTGAAACTGAGTGTTGGTGGGAGTCGTTACTTTTTCCGAAGCCATTAGGCTTCCCGACCCCGGATATAGGTAGGGCGACACCGACCTCAGCCAGCATCGCCCCGGTTCCCTTTCCGCAGGAGAAGGAAGAGAAAGGGAGGTTAAGACTCTAGGTTCTTCGGGTCCTGAAAGACCGAAACGTAGCGCCAGTTCTTTTCCCGATGCGCTTTAGTTCCAGCCCAAAAAGCCACATCTTTGCGCCTGTCAAGGTGCATCGAGTAGGCAGTTCCATTCCAGTAGATACCGATTCCAGTCCACCCTGCCTGTATTGCCTTTTTCCACGCCTTGTAGATGTTGAGCGGACCTTCCGTGTCGGCAAACGCGATGTCTACCGCTCGACCCCGTGGGTGGTTAATAGACATGTGTTTCCCACTTGTCAATCCGTTCGGCAGCAGGACGATTTTCCTCTTCACGAGCAGGTAGTACTGGTTGAGCAGGAGGATGGTCTCAAGCTCGACGTCTTTCAAGTTCGCGCCGGTCGCCTCGATGTCGTTCGGCGTGCACACGGCGATGTCGTGAACGGAGAAGTCTTCAACGAACATAACAGTCCTTTCCGAACCGCTTCGCAATCGCCTTGCGGTAGTTCTTTTGGTAGTGGTCCCGTATCTTGTGCACAAGAGCGTGCCACCACGGTTGTTTCAACCGGTGTATCTTCCCGGCGATACGGTAGCCGAGGGTCCTTGGTGGCTGCGTGCAGACGATGTCGTACCCGTTTATGACGTTTGTCAAGTCGACCGGCAGGAGGTTCATCTGTTCCCGGTACCGCTTCCCTCCTTGAGCCGGACACCCGAAGGTGATACAACGACATGGAAGACGTCGGTTCTTTGCGAGGTGCCGTGCACAGATGGTCCCGGTCGCTCCTCCTCTTGAGTGCCCGGTGACCCAATATTCGTGTAGTGCCGGTGGATACTTCGCCATGACCTCGTCGACCATGTCCTTGAAAGGACGCCACGCTTCGTAAAAGCCCTTATGTATGAGGCCGTCGCCACTTGGTATAGCGAGGAAGTTCGTCAACCACGCGCCGACGTCGCCGTCCGTTCCCCGGAAAGCGAGCACCACGCGTTTTTCCTCTATCGAGGCGAACGCGAAGTCGTCGTCTGTCTGCCGGTAGGCGAACTCCTTCGTATCTACGAAGTCAAGCCCGGTTGGTTCTTTGTACGCAGCTTCCGCATACCGCCACATGTCGGGGATTGGTCTCATGGTCTTCTCCTTTGTCAATCAATAAGTCCAAGTTCACGTGGGTCGCCGTCCATTTTCGCGACGATGAACACCAGCGCCTTTTTAACCACTTCGGTTTCGTGCTGTACGTCTTCCACCTCCTTGCCTATCCTCTTCCGGAAGGCTGAGCAGCTGGCCTTGTCTACCTTGTTTCCTACTCGTTGGTTGCTGTCTTTCTTAGCGTTCAACCAGTAGCCCAACAGCACAACACCGGCAGTGAGAAACGCTACCACGATCGGCTGGTTGAGAAACTGGAGTGCAGTCATCTTGTGTCCTTTCTACTCTGTCAATTAGGCTTCTAGCTCTTTTCTGCCACGTGGGTCCTTCCACCCGATGGTGTAAAGGTCTGTCGTGTTGGACCCTGCACCACCTCCGGACCGCAGGTATATCTCCCGGTCGAGGTTGGTTCTCACGGCGGTTTCAATGTGCGCCGAGTTTCCTCCTGCTGCTGTTATCTGCCTCGCGATGGTTGGATTCGGGCCGGAAGCCGGGTTTTGTATCCCATCCATGACCCAATTCCACTGTGCGCTGCCGGTAGCGTTAACACGGATATTGACAAACGCATCAACCTCTACGTCTTCCGGTGTTGTCAAACCGTAGGCGGTCATTGGGTAGGACGACGGAACAGCGACGCCGTTGACGTCCTTCACGTTGTCCTTCCAGTAGAACATGTCGCCCCTCTGAAAGAAGTCGATGATCTCCGGTGTTGCATCTGTCAATACGGACCCGATACGGCGAAGGTGGGTGTACGTCGTGTCCCCAAGAATCGTCGCACCACCGATGTCGGTGTCGGCTTTGTAGGACCAACTCGTCGTTTTCGTCGTGTCGATGCAGTAGAAAAGGTGGTACCACGTGTTCGCTGCTGGAGCAGGATGCGAAGCGGTTAGCCAGTCTGCCAGTAGTTGGTCTACTGTATTAGGTACGGTGGAAATGACGGTTCCATTAAAAGCGGTCGTCCGTTGAACGGCGACGGAGCCGGGGTCGATTGACAACCGTAAAGTGCCGGTCTTTCGTAGCCTCATCCCGGCGATGTAGTCGGCGCTCATTGCCTGTAGTGAGAAGTACAGATTGCTGGTGTTAGCGTTTTCGGCTACTGCTGCAGCGTAGGCAGTGTCGAATACCTCGCCGAGGGTTATCCGGGTTTCGTGGTCCTGTTCCTGTTGGTTGAGGAAGCCGAGCCACTGACCGGTCAACCGGTGTAGCCAGTTCATCCAGTTCCGGGGAGGGAACTCCTTAAAGTCCCAACCGAGGTCTTTTTTCGCTTCGCTCGGTTCGACTACGTTGTTCTGACCGGACGTCGGGTTGACGACGTCGTTGTCTGTTCCGTTCCCGTCGTCGAGGAACGTGTACCTTGGTAGCTTAGTTGGACGTGTGTATGGCATCTGTCAATCTCCTTTTATAGAAGTGCCTCTGTAAACTGACCTCCGACCGGCGCTCCACCCTCCGTGTAGTTGTACTCGGAGAAGCTCTTACCTTCCGGTGGACGCGGTACCCCTCCCTCGTCGTCGAACGAGAACGGTATACCACCAGCTATGATTTGTATCTGTAAATTGACGCCTGCAGGTTTAAGCTTGAGCATGTCGGTGGTCAGCGTCGGCGCTATTTCCGTTCCGTCCGTGTAGAGGATGACGGTCGCCGGTTGCACCTCGACGACGCTCATGTTCGTCGCCTGTGTGAGAAACTGCAACGCGGTGAGCAGCTCTTCCGGAGTTCCGCTTCCTTGGTTGACCAGTAAACGCGACTTGATAGCGGAGCGGTACTCTTCGTCGTCGCGACCGAGACGAGGCTCCCCGGCTATCTCGCCGACCGTGTCAAGCTGGTCGCCTAGCGCGGTGTTTATTCGGCGCTTGGTGTCCAACAGGGAGAGCTGGTTTTCTAGCTCCTGCACCTGAGAAACGAGGATGCCGACCATCGCTTTGAGGTTTTGTGCCATCTGTCAATCTCCCTACGGTCTGTCCGACCGAAACTGCTCGATGAGGAGCGCTTTCGCCCGGTCGACGTGGTCGCTGATGTAGCTACCGCTTGTCAAGACGGTGTACCGCTCCAACATGACCGCCCGGTCCCGGTTGTCGGTTTCGCCATTGGGAATCGGGAGGACCCGAAGGCCCACCCGAAAGACCAAGGCGTTGAGTCGTTTTGGTTTCGTATCAGCAGCCATTAAGGTGCTCCAAACTTACCGCTTCTCGTGACGGTGTCGTCCTCGAAGAAGTCGGCTTCGTGTATTGGGGTTCCTGAGCTGTTCTTCATTGTCGTTTTCGTCTGTGTCTGCTCTACCTCGAAGGCCCGGCCAGCGTAGAGGAACGACAGTAGACCGTGAACGGTCGGTGTCGCTGCCGGTGCTCCCGGAGGATTCTGCGCCACAGTGTCGCTTGTCAATGCGGTGTCGACCTGATCTTTCACGTCGGCCTTACCCTGAGTTGACAGCTGCACACCAGCAGTCAGCGATGTCGTGTCGACCAATATCTGGTCAATGTCATTAGTGATGGTGACGAGCGAGAGCTGGATGTCGTCAATGTCGGTTTGCAGAGTGTCAACCTTGCCGTCTACGACGCCGATATCGACGTTGTTTGCTAGGACGTTGTTGTTAATGGTGGCCTGACCTGCCAACGTTCCAAGACCTGAGACATCCGCCTTGAAGTCGTTAACCGAAGAAACCGGTGTTCCGCTAACAGCTCCGACGTCTACTTCGTCCGTGGACGGGTCAAAGGTCGAGAGTCCTGAAACGTCTGCCTTGAAGTCATTGACGCCTGTCACACCTGCTCCCTTCACTGCTCCGATATCCACCTCGTCGGTGGTGTGGTCGAAGGTGGAGAGGCCCGACACGTCAGCCTTGAAGTCGTTCACACCGGTGACGGTAGCACCGTTCACTTTACCGACGTCAACTTCGTCTGTGGCCGGGTCAAAGGTGGAAAGACCGGACACATTGGCCTTGAAGTCGTTGACCCCGGTGACGCCCGCGCCCTTCACTTTACCGATGTCAACCTCATCGGTCGACGGGTCGAATGTCGACAGGCCGGACACGTCCGCCTTGAAATCGTCGACGTCTGTCACGCCGGTGCCCTTCACAGCGCCGATGTCTACTTCGTCGGTTGTATGGTCGAAAGTTGACAGACCGGAAACATCCGCTTTGAAATCATTGACACCTGTCACTCCAGCGCCCTTCACAGCGCCGATGTCGACCTCGTCCGTCGTGTGGTCAAACGTCGAAAGACCGGATACGTCGGCTTTGAAGTCGTTAACGCCAGTGACACCAGCGCCTTTGACGGCACCGATATCGACTTCGTCCGTCGTATGGTCAAAAGTTGACAGGCCGGAAACGTCGGCCTTGTAGTCGTTGATGGTCTCGGAAGGAACGACCTTCTGATTCTTGCCACCAAATGTGGTCCCGGTAGTGTGACCGGCGATCGGCTCGTCCCAAACGGCATCCGCGTTGTCGGCTGCGGACGGGATGTTTTGGAGTTCGTCGGCGTCAATGTCGTATGAACCACCGGCACCCTTCTGAAAGGTCGCGCCATTCCCGGAGGTGGCGCCACCGAGGTTGTTCTGCCCGTCGCCACCAGCACCACCGTAGTTGTACTGTCCGTGGCCGGAACCGTTTCCTTGGTTGTACATACCGTGGGAGTTGACTCCGTTGTTCTGCATACCGGGCTGGCTGATACGTCCTTGGTTGTGCATGCCCTTTCCACCGGAGGCGTTTCCTTCGTTGTACTGCCCTGCTCCGTTCTGTCCACCTCTCGTGTGTAAACCGTGAGAGCCGACGTCAGTGCTGAACGCTACGATTGCGTCGCCGTCTGCGTTCTGACAGTTAAGCTGCTTGAGGTTCAACGTCGCGTTGTTGCCATCGGTGTCTTGCCCGTCAATCTTGACGAGGTCGACTTCCAGCTTGTCGCCCTGATTCGCGTACAGCGAGTCGTACGCCTGAGCGTCGACTACCTGAAACTCGCGCCATACTGGGAGAGCACCGGCTACGTCGATTGACACGATGAGTCTACCGTTGGCAAAGTTGAGGTCCGACGCGCTTAGCGTAACCTTGTACCACCCGTTTTCGTCATGAGTCGTCGCCGTAGCGCTGGTCTTGGCTGCGAAGTCGTTTCCGCCTTTACTGAGACGAACGTCGGACGTATTGATAGTCAACGTCGTCTCCGGGGTTTTCCCGTCGTCCTCGTCGAGGAAAGGCCCCATCTGCAGCACCGCTGAGGTGTTTGCTTTGAGGAATGTCATACACGTCTCCTTCTGTAGTTATAGATTTTCTGAGGAACACTGTCTCCACCGCTAAAGAGCCAATTCGACGAGTTGCTACCGCTGTCGATATTCGTCGGGTCGGTAGCGTCGATTGTGAACCCTGTCAAGTTACTTTGTGAAACGTCAACCGATGTGACGGTTTGATTGCTTCCTATCGTGAGCGCGAACTGGCTGACGCCTCCTATGCTGTCAATCTCAACGCTTCCAGTTCCGCTAGCGCCGGAGGTGTCAATCGCGTTCCAGTAGTGCGAACCGGATGTTGCGAATTCGCAGCGGACTGTAGCAGCGCCGTTTCCGGGAGCGAACGTTCCCTTCACGTCGAGCCGGGATGTGAAGCTCACGGTTCCGACAACGTTGGTCACGTCGAGGTCGTTTATGTCCTCGTCGCCCCAATCGATAGACTGCGCAGTGTCCCCGTCAAGAACGAACTTCGAAGAGCCTTCGTTGATGGTCGCTGCACCGGCGACGTCTACGTCCCCGGATATGTTGATACTCGGTGTTCCATCAGAAGCGTCAAACGTCCCTCCGTCGAGCGTGAAGTCGTGGGTCGTCATGTTGTGGCCGTTCAGGTCGAACGTACCTGCTGTGATTAAGAACTCGTTGTCTACGTAGAACGCGCCGGTCGTGCTCGGTGTTCCACTGGAGTTGATTTCGAGGTTGTAAAACGCGTTCCCGGACGCGGTGTTCGTGATTGACGTCGAAGAACCAGCCATCAAGACGGTGCTGGTCTCGAAGTCTGTGTTTGAAGACGAGTTGATGACGACACTGCCGTAGACCTCCAGTGTAGCGGAGCCTCCTCGGAAGATGCCGTTTGCGTTGACGGTTAGGGAGGTCCACGAAGTGCTGCTCGAACCAACGAGGTCGAGAGTCCCATTCGTCACCGTCACTTCGTCGAAGCCTCCTGTCCCGGACCACTCCCACGTTCCACCGGTGCCGTTGACCGTGAAGTTCGGGAAAAGACCGGTGCCGGAGTTGATGGTGTGCGTGCCGGAGGTGCCGTCAAAAGTGAGCGAGCCGTCTGCCGTCAACGTCGTTCCGCTCGCCCGGTCGTATCCACCTGCTATTGTCAGAGTAGAAGTGTTAAAATCGACAGTACCGCCGTCAAGTGAGAAGTCGCCGTCGATGTCTATTGCGTAGTTAGAGCCGGAGTCGAACGTTCCAGCTGTGTTTGTAAAGTCGACGCAGCCGAGCTGGTCCTGCATCGTCAACGTGCCTCCGCTCTTGTCAATCTCGATGTGGCCGATGTCGTCGCCGTGTGGGTCGAACGACTGAGCGCCGGAGCCGTCAAAGATGAGAGTCGACCACGAGCCGGTTTCCTTGGTGTTGTCGATGTTCGAGCCGGAGCCGAGGTCAAAGGTACCTGCACACTTGAAAGTGCAGCTGTCAAGTTCGAAATCGACACCAGCCGAGAACGTTGTGACGGAGCCGTGGTCGTGCGTCCCGGTTCGGCACCGGAACGTGCAGTCGTTGAGGTAGAGTCCGTCCGATTCCGTGTTGTATCCGTTGGTGTCGAAATCCCCGTAGTGCCACATCCAGCATCCGCCTGTAGTCTCGAAGTTGCCTAGTATCTGAAAGCTGCCGGAGCCTGAGCCGAACCAGCTGATACCGATGCCACCAGCGTCAAAACCGGCGACGGTCTGCGTCCCGGTGCTCTGCGTGTAGAAGAATATCTCCCCCCAACCGGTGTACGTGCACCCGGAGTCGTAGTAGATTTGCGTTCCACCGGAAGCTCCCTGCCCCGGCTGCAACGACACACCACTGTGGATGTCAACCGTCCCGGTGCCGACGACGAGGACGCTCACCCGGCAGTCACCTGTCACGTCGTTCGTTTTTCCGTTCGCAGCCATCGTCAGTTTGTCGATGTCGTTGGACCAGTGCGGATTTTCCACGTTACCGGAACCGGTAAGCTCGACTTCGCCACCGTTCGGTGTGTAGATGTCCTGCACGTTTGCGATGATGAACAGGTCAGCGTCTGCTACGTCGTTGTCGAGTGTCAACTTGTACCCGTCTTGGTCAAGTTCTCCTCCGTCAATGACGACTGAACCAGCCGTCTCCGCCTGTGTCATCGTTACTTTGTAGTTGTCAATTGTGACGTCGTCGCCCGAACCCGGCGTACCGGACTCGTTCCACGTGTTCGTGTCGTCCCAATCGCCAGCTTGTGCTACTGTATATGAGGCCATATTCGTATCTCTCTACGGTGTCAAGTGTTTTTCTATCCACTTAATAAGAAACTCTCGTGCCGGTGCAGCCAGCTCCTCGAACGCTGCCTCGTCGAGGACCGCGTCGAAGTTGAGGCGAATCTTCTTTCCGTCTTCGCCAGTAACGGGGTACCGCATCGCTACCCGAACCCGTCTTGAGTGACCAACGTAGGTCTTCTCCGGGTCGATGGCGTTAAGAGGATTCACGCCTCCGTTTAGTTCAATCAGTTCCGCGCCTGTCTTCGGCATCGTCTTCTCCTTTTTTCGGTGGTACGTATTGGCCGGTCTTTTTGTACAATTCCCATCTGTCAAGTGCGTCTATCGTCTGTTTTCGAGTCAACAACTCTTCTTGACAGTAGATAACGTAGACCAGCTCCTCCTTTATCAACGGCAAGAGGTAGAACTTCGAGAACAGAGCAAGAGCACCACCCATGACCGCACCGCAAACCATGACGACTTCTCCGTAGAGCTTTATTCGTTCTAGGAGCTTCATGGTGTGATATCCACGACCTCGATGTTGTTGACGTCGTCGACGTTCGTCCACGTCGAGATTTCGTTCGCTGCAACCTCGTGGTCCAGCTGGTCGTAGTCGTTCCCGGTCGGAGGCACGGGCCTCACCGGAGTTGACGTCGACACAGTGTTGCTGTAAAGCCACACGTCGATGGTCCCGACTCCCGGTATCGTGTAAATCGGTATCGCTATTCGTTGACGGATGACATCGACCCCGATGCCAAGAGCGTTGCCCCAATCGCGTATCGCTTCCTTTATGAGGTTGACGCCGTCAGCCGGGAAGACCTCTTCGTCGTACTTGACAAACTCCACGTAGCACCAGATGTACAGCGGTATCGGTCGGGAGAACTTCATGAACTGTTGGTTGCCCTGCGAGTCGATGACCGCAACACCGGACCCTCCGTTCACGTTTCCAAAGGTGGCGATACCGGCTGGCTTCACCTCCCAAATCTTGTCGGCGACGTCTTGGTCTAGACCTCCCTGCACCACGGTTTCGAACGAGTGCGGAGGACGACCGGCACCGTCAGTGACGCTGCTCCTGTTCTCGACTACAAAGACGCTTGACACGTCGTCAACTTCCTGCAGGATGCGCGACTCTATCTTCGGGACGGTAGCAGCGCCGACCGACGAAATGAACTCCTCTCTTCTTGCCCGTAAAGCTGTATCTGTCTCGGTTGCCGTCCCCGGTGTCGCAGCGATGAGGTTCTCTACGTCGCGCCAGTTCGACACCGCGTTGACTATCGTGTCGATGGCTCCAGCCGGAGCGGTGATGGCTCCAGTGTTGATTGACAGGAAAGAACCCGGCGTCCATATTGCCGGTTGGTCAGTGTCTGCGCCGGAAATCGACCCGGCCCATTCGGTTGTCAAGTCAGTAGCTGTGACCGTGAAGGTTCCGTCTAAGTTGTCAACCACCGTCAAATCGCCGGTGTGGTCCGACGCAACGACGGCAGCGAGAGCCGTGGCAATCGCCTCTTTGGTCTGTCCCACTCCGGACGTGTAGTTGCTGACGACCGGCGCTCCTCCTACCGGGTAGTTTATCGTCACCGAGTAGGACGTGCTGTCGTTCGCCGTCACGATTTCGAACGTGGAGCGGAGCATGTTAAGTCGGCTGATGGTGATAGCCGAAGCAGCTTCCCACTCCTCCAGTGTTTCCGACGCCCGAACCCTGTTGCCAGCCGGGATGACAACCCCGTGGTTTCCTTCGCACGCGACCGTCGCGATTGCGTTGGTAGCAGCGGTGCGGAGAATGCCGAGGTATTGCACGATGTCGTCAAGGGAAACCCCCTCCGACGCGGAGGGCTTTTGACTCAGATACACCTTTTCCAGCTGTTCCCACACGTCGGCCAGTGGCTTCGAGAAAACACCGATGAGCTGACCGTTTACCGAGTCCGCTCCGACGTTGACCTCTCCCCACTGAGATTTGAAAGCGTCCTCTATCTCGGTGCGAATGTCGGCCAGTCGCTTTAACGTGAAACCGTCGTTTGTCAATCCGAAAGTCATATCGCCTCTCTTACGCTTAGCTCGCCGAAGTTGGTCTTCGCCTTAAAGTCGACCTGCATGGTTCGAGCAGCAGCGTTGTAGTCTAAGGTGAACTCCACTATCTCAAGCACGTCCTGTACAGCGAGAATCTCGCGCCGGAGGAGTGCGTCTATTGCCTGTAAATTCGGTGCCTTGACGTTGATTTCGGTGAACCACGGCAAACCGACCGACGTGTCGAGGAACCACTCCTCGGCAAAAGTCCAAAGCCGGATTCTCATGTTCTGTTTTACCCTGTCAAGTCCGGATACGAACGACAAGTCGTAGTCCTCGAACACGAGGTCGTGCAAGTCGTCCGATAGCTTAAGGTCTTTTATTTCCGCCATCACTCAGCCTTCGCTTTCGTTTGGTTCGCGTCTGTTATCTCGAAGTCGCACTGGCAGTACGTCGTCGTAAACGGCGACACGTTCAGCGTAAAAGACCCGTTGCACTTCCCGGTGTCTCCCTTCCGGAGGACAGCTTCCGGGGAGCCGAGGGCCTTACACTTCACCTTCTGCGCTGTGGCCTCGATTGGTGCTCCTGTTCCCGGTCCCGGTGGCAGTATCGGGGAGGAGCTACCTCCAACGTGCGTGTTTCCTGCCAAGACGCATGCTGCTGGCACCACGGTCCACGAAATCTCCTTTGTCAATACGTCTTCTCCGTCCGGGCAGTCAGCAGCGTCAGCCGGTGTCTTGACAAGCGACATATCAACCGGCAAATTCGGGTCGCCCGGTATCCACGCTCCAAGTGAGGTCGCCGATATTTGCATTCCGTCGTTCGCTATCAGTTCGCTCATGTCTCCACCGTCAAGTTGCCGTCGTTTATATCCACGGTTCCGTCGTCACCGATCTTTATCGTAGCGTCGTTGTACGTGATGTACACGCTGTCGTTGTCCTGCGCTAGCCCGTTCCCTCTGAACGGGTTCAGTCCCGGTATCGCTATTGCGTCCGACAGGTCGAACGTGCGAGGGTCGTCCGGGACGACCACGCCACCAAGAGATAGCCACTGGTCAATCGACCGTTCCGAGAAGACGAGCAGCACGCCGTCGCCTTGACGGAGGGGAAACGTGATTGACGCTCCTCCTCCAGCCGGGAAAACGACCGGGACGTTCTGCACGATTGGCATATCAACCGTGGTGCCGTCGTCATACGCGATTGACAGAAGAGGAGTCACGCTCGCCTTCTGCTCTGTAAAGTCGTATTCCTCTATCCGGCCCGGAAGACAGACGTGTATCTGCTTCAAAGCGTACTCGATTGCTGCGTTTATCGCCTGTGTCAAGGTCGGTTTGTTCATAGTTCCTTCACTAGTAGCGAGGTCACGTATTCCGCTCCCCACGTGTCACCCCGGTGTTCGACTCTTTCTACCACGAAGTTGGTCGGGGTCGGTAGTGCAATGCTCGATATCCGCACCGGATTTCCCGGTTCTATGCTCGGCAAGAGCACCGACATCACGTTCCACCCCGGCTTCGCTCCTGCGTCTTTCGATTGACCGGACACGTCGCTTACCTTCTCCGGTGCCTTTATCAGTCCAGTCTCACTTGTCAAGCGGAATGCCTCGGTTTGGTCCTCTTCGTTCTTCGGGTAAAACTTCAACTCTCCGTCTTGAAACGACCAAACGTACCCGACCGTGCCCATAAGCTTGTCGAGGAGCGTCTTGACCGGTCCGCCGAACGAAACTCCGTTAACGTATTCGAAGTCCGGTACGTCGATGCTGTTCGACTTCCGGGCTATGTTGAAGCGAGAGAGCAGGTCGCTTAGCACGTCTTGTACCTTCGTACCGGCAGCGTAGGAAAAAGCACCTCTCGAATCGCGCAGCTTGCGGAAGCCGTCGTTGCACTGAATCGTCGTGATGACGTCCGGTGGTTCGTACCGGGTAGACACCACGGTGATGTCGCCGGTGAACACGTTCTGTAGACCGTCGCCCTGCACATATCCCGCCTGTAAAGTGACAAAGCCTTCTATCCTGTCAAGCTTGTTCTGCGTGTCCAAGTTCAGGTTGTACACCGTCACCTGTCCTTTGTTCGTCGTCTTGTCGTTCGTCTTCGTAACTGAAAAGCCGATACGGAGGTCCTGTACCTGAATCGCTTCGGAGCTTCCTTCCTCACCAATGATGAGGGACGCTATTCGGTCAAACTGGCTCATCGTAGGCCCTGCGCTTCGGCTTCCGCCTCTGTAAAGTACGTTAACTGCGTATTGACTCCCATGTCACCTTCTTCTACTCTGTCAATTTCTCCCTTCGGGTCCGTCACAACGAACACGCCCGGTGGTACCGCTCGTCCGGGGTAGTGCTTGACAAGGTCGAATCGCACGACCAGCTTGACACCTAAGAGTATCGGGTTTTGGTCCCGGTCGTGCAGGTCCATCGTCCAATATTGACCACGGTAGTTCCACTTGAAGCGGAACCGGTAGACCACGCCGTCGAGCGTGCACTCTTGCGAAAAAGACGGGAAGTCAGACCACGGTATCGTCAGCATAAGTCCTCACTGTGGTATAAAACCGGCGACCTGTCCGAGGTCGTAAAGCGCCGAATCGGGCACCGGTTGTTTTCCTTTTTTAACGTCTGTCGTTGCCTGTTTATTCGTTCCTCCTGCCGGTCCGCTCGTGGCGGTTGACAGGTTGGGAGCCGTGACCAGCTCGGTCGAAACCTTGACTATCCGCACGAACGAACAAGAGAAGGCGAGAGCGTCACCGGTTCTGTTCGTACGCGGAATTGACAGGCGAGACATCGCCATGTCGAAATACGTCTTGAATCGTGTCACCACGTCGACGAGGTGTCGTTCCTTGTAAACCTCCTCCAAGAAGTCAAACGCTAGCTGTGCGAGGTCGCTGGTAAACGGGACTGCCGGGGTAGCCAAGTCGGTCGGTGAGTTCGTGATGAACCCGTCGAGCCTCAGCTGCTCCGGTTCGCGCCGTATATGGTCGGTAATGAGCACTCCAGTTTCAACCGGGTAGTTCGTCGGTCGGCTTTCGTAAACGTGCGTTTCGCTTGGTGTCGCGTCCAGCTCCAAAAAGCCGACATCCACGCCGTCCGAGTTCTTTGATATCAGTGTGACCATTGTCAATTCCTACTGGTTGTTCGCTATCACGTTCTCTGCTTCCTCTCCCATGAGGGCAGCAGCTTCCGTTGTTAGTTTCTTTGCTTGGTTCTGCGTCGTGTCTTCCGGTACCTGCACCACGAACTCGTTCTGCATCTGTATCACGTTCCTGCGTACCCCGGCTATCTGCTGGTCCGCTCTTGCCGTAGCGAGGAGAGCTGCTACCTGCGCCGAGTCCGCTCCCTGCAGAGAGCTTAAGAAGGCATTCCTATTTGCAGGTGTCAAGTTCTTGACAAAGTTGAAAACGTCCTGCTCCAGTTGGTTCAGCTTCACTCTCGGTTTCGCTGGCATTGCAGTCGGGTCGGCACCGATGCCAAACACATCGTGCAGGAAGACGGCGTTCGTCTTTTTGAAGAGGTCGAACATCCGCTTGATTTCTTCGAAGTCTTTCGCGATGATAGCCTTGAAAAAGCCCTTAAGACCGCGCCATATCTCCTTGATGCCCTCGACGAGGTCTTTCCATCCGTCAAGGAACATGCCGAGGACGGAGCGTCCTCCCTTCTGCCACGTCTTAAAGTCGTCTATCAAGAGGAACAACGCAGCCATGACCGCCAGTATCGCTGCTGGCCAAATGAGGAGCTGAGCCGTTATCGTGCCCATCGCTATCCCGGTGATGATTGAGACCGCTTTTAAAAGGAGGAAGCCTTTAATCAAGAGGCCGACACCGATGAGCACCGGACCTAGCACTGCAGCAAGACCGACCATGACGACCAATATGAGCTTGAGAGGCTTCGGCATCTTGGTCAACACCTTGATGATGACGTCCAGCACCTTAAACACCTTACGTAGAACCTTGTCAAGTCGCAGCTGCTCGACCAGCATCTTTCCAAGTTCGATACGAACGCGGAACAGCTTGTCGAGGAAGATGGACCACAGACCGCCGAGCGTCTTCGACTGCTTCTCCATCAGACCTTGGAATCGACCTCCCTCACCGCTCATCGCCCTGAAAGCTTCCATCACGTCGTCAAAGGTGATCTTCCTACCCTCCACCATCTTTGAGATTTCCTTTTCCGTGACGCCGAGCTGTTTTGCTAGCTGTGCAAGGATAGGAACACCCTGCGCTGCAAAGTCCTTGAGGTCGCGTCCGGTAAGTTTTCCTTGTAGCTTGACTTGTGCGAGGTTGAGCGCCATGCGCTGGAGGTCGGCACCGGTACCGGATGAAACGTTGCCGAGGTTTTCTACTGTGTCAAGTACGGTGTCTACTTCAAAGCCCATACCGATGAGCTGCTTCACCGTCTGCTGTAGACCTTCGAGTTTGAACGGGGTCCGTTCAGTGAAGGCCATCATGTCGGAAATCAGCTTGTTCGCTCTTTCCTGCGAGCCAAGCATCGTAGACAACGCGATATCGAGCTGTTCGACCTGCGACGCTGCCTTGAGGGAGGAGACACCTATCAAGCCAATAGGAAGGGAAACAGCAGCGGTCAACATACCGCCGATACCGATGAGCTTGTTCGCCACGGCGTCGATGTTCCCGGTCATTGCACCTAGCTTGCCACGGAGAGTTCCAATGTCCCGGTCAAACGCAGCCAGCTTGCTGTTTTCGACTTGGAATCCGACTCTTGTTATCAGCTCTCTTATGACCACTGTCAATTTCTCCCTTGTTTATCCCGTATCAGCTTCTCCACCTTCTTATCTGTCAAGCCCTTGTACTCCAGCATCGCAGCGCATTTGCGTATATCCTCAAAGCTCCAAAACGAGTTCAGCTCTTGCCAGCTACACACTCCGTTGAGGACCAGCATCCAGCACTCGATTTCGTCGTGTAGCTCTTCGCTTAAGTACCCTCTGCACTCGTCGTAGACGGACTGGAACCCGGAGTCACCGCTGCCACTAGGAGCGTTCCAATACCGTCTTCCCCGAAAAAAGAGCCGTAGTTCACCTCCAGTACGAACATGACGACCTTCCACATCGTGTGATACGCTGCTGCGAAGTGCCGGTCGAAGAACTCCTTGTTTATCTCCTGCCGGTTGCACTGCGTGCTCTTGAGAAGACGGAGTATGAACTCTGTCAATTCTCGCTCGTCAAGTACCTTCGCTAGACGGTCCATCGTGTCAATACCAAGGACGTTGCTGATATCGACGTCCTGTACACTCTTAGCGCCGGGTGGTACGCTTCCGAGAGCGCTGCCCACCGATGGCGCGAGCGTCGCGAGGAGCTTCGTCTTGATTTTGAAGCCCTCCACTCCGAGGAAGGGCGTGACGGTGTACACGTCGCCGTCGATCTCCTTCTCCCGTATCTTGTCTTTTAGGTCCTGCATGTTCTCCTCCTGCTGTGGTTAATTTAAGCGCTTAGGAAGCGCCGGGGAGGTATCGTCCGTCCACTCTGAGGCCGAGAGTAAGCCCTTAGGCCCTCCCCCCTCCCCGGACGGACGGAAGATACCTCGTCGTGGCTTATAGCGGTACGTTCCCTCCGACGAACATCGTGAGGTCGGCGCAGTCGAACATCCACTCCCGGTTGTTGATTTCCTTGCCGTATTCGACGTTGGGCGGTTTCACGACCCATCCGCTCCCGGAGAACACCGTCGATGCTCCGGTCACGTCCTTCGCCTGAATCGGCACGACACCGGCGTTGAACTCCTCGTCCCTCTTCATGACAGAGGACAAGTAGTCGTTCGAGTTACTCGTCTGTGCGAGCGTGATGGTGATACGACCGCTCCGGTCCTGCGACTTGGCCCTGCTGGTCTCGCCGTCTGCACCGACTACTTTCGTAAAAGAGTCGTTAGCGCGTTCAACGAGAACGAAGGTGCCGTCGGCAAACCCGGTGATAGGCACACCACCGACCGTCAGCGCTATCGCTTTGGGGTCATAGGTTCTTACTGGCATGTCTCACTCCTTATTTGTGTTTGTCAATTGGCTATCCGATTTGCACTTGTCAATCGGGTTATACCGTCACGATTCCGTTGATGACCGACGCGTGAATGGCACCTGCAAGGTAGAAGGTGAACTTGACGCCGTTCAAAATCCGGTTGTTCTTGTCTGCTGCTGATATGTCTTCCAGCTTAGGCAGCACGATGAAGTATCCGCCTATCTGGTTTCCGTCGCTGTCCTCTGCGTAGGGTGATACTCCTCCCTGTGCAATGCCCTGATCGCCGACCTTAGCGATTTCGGCTTCGTGGGCAGCGATACCAGCGTCGGTGTAGGGCAGCTTGTCGTTGTTGACATAGACGCCGTAAACACCCTCGGTGATACGTGCTTGACACCAGTCAATGAAGACGATAGTGTCGAGCCACTCGTTCCCGGAAACCTTTCCTTCTTCCACGATGTTGACCCCACCGATGGTGGTGTACGTGTTGCAGTACTTCGCGAGAGCGTTGGTCTTTTGTGTAGCTGTCAAGCTGTCGACGGTGATACCTGCCAGCGTCTTGAACTTGAGCGTGTAGGAGCCGGGGTCGAGAGGAAGAATACGACCGAGCGCTGCTGCCTCCGGGAACTGCGTATCGGCAACTGCCGAGTAGAGGAGGCAAGAACGCAGGTACGACGACGCTTTAAGCTGCGCAGCGATAGAGGTCGAGTCTGCTCCGTCTGTCGTGTCGACGATTGCAGCTTCGTCACTTGACAGGCAGTAAATCTTCCTCTGCGTTTCGGTCCACGCTGCAGCAAGAAGCTGGTTGGCCTTCGTGTGGTCCGTCACGATAAGAGCGTACCAGTCGTTATCTTCGTTAACGATGGCGTTGAGTGTCGCTGTGAGGTCTGCGTCTCCGACGTCAATTCGCCCGGTCTTGACCCGTGTGGGACTCGGATTCTGAGCGAAGAGCTTCGAGGCTGCTATGTACTCCTCGTCGGTGGTAGCGTATCCGGCGCTAACCATCGCAGCGATACTGGTGTACACGGCAGTCCGTGCGGTCGAGTACGGAGCGTTCGGCCCTACGATGAGCGCAGTACCAAAGCCAGCCCTCGACACGGAGACCGTGTTCCGACTGATTTGAACATTGACGATGTCTTCAAGAGACATGTGGTACTCCTTAGGTTGAGGTGATTGTTACCGTATCTATTGAAATCGTGTTGAGGTCCGGTCCGAGGGAGGTACCCTCGACAACGGACGTGTCGATGTAGCTGACCTCGTCGGTAGTCACGGACGCAACCCGAAAAATGAAGTCGCACGACACCCGTTCTTCAAACTCGGTGCCGTCAAGACCTGTTATGTTTAAGGCCGGTTCGGAATCGACGATGGCGATACCGGCTTGTCGAAACGTCAACTGAACAGACGGCTTGCGGAGCGACTGCACGAGGTCTTCCATCTTCTCGGTCACGCCGTTTCCGTAGCCCTGCATTTCAACTGTCAAGTCGCGATTTCCGACTATCTGAATGACGCCCATGTTCGAGCTGCTGCCGAAGTAGTCCTCCCCGATGCGCGTCTTCGTCGCAATCCGCATTGTAAAGTACGGCTCGTTCGGCGCTTCTCCGTTCTGTTCAGCCCGGATGGTCGTCAGCCCTGTCGCCGTGTCACACCACGACTTGAGAGCGGTGTATATGCTGTCGATGTTTATACTCATACCTTAAGTGCAAATACGGCTTCGTAGTGGGGGATGATCGAGTTCTGCCACACCTCGACTCGGAGACACTCGAATTCTTCCCCGTCAATTGTCGTTTGGTCCGCGTTGTGTCCACTGCTCCCCCTCTTGGCCGTTCTCAAGAGAGTGTCGGTGTACACGCGGTAAGCAGCGTTCTCCCGTCTTCCTTCCGGGAGGAGATTAACCTCTTCCCCGGCGAGCGGTTGCACGCTGCACTTGATGTCGAACTCGGACGGCGAAGCGTCCGGTACGTATTTTCCGCTAGCGTCGTATCCTCCGGAGCCTAGCCGGGATATCGTCAGTGTTCGGTTTCTCAGGCTCATCCTTTAATGACCTCGACGTTCGTTATGGACTGGACCATTTGACCGGTGTCAATTAGCGGATTCGCGCTTCCTTTCTTTCGTATCGTGGACGGCGCGTTCGGAGGGAACTTGAGGTTCCGTATCTTCCGCTTGATGCGCCCGGTCATAAAGACGCCTAGCGTCCGTAGTGCTAGGTGTACGCTGGTCTGTCCTCGGAGGACGGCGTCGTATTGCTTCTGTATCAGCTTGTTGAGTGCCGGTTTCGCCTCGTCTGCACCGGTCCGGAGCCACGAGCGCTGTGGAACTCCAACTCTTGGAGCACCGAACTCGTGCACCGCGCCGACGATTACAAGGTCGCTCATAGACGACAGGTGTCCGCTCTTAGGTTGGGCCTCCTTAGGAAGACCGACCTTGGAGTAGCTCTTGTCAAGTCGCTTGAGGTCGCGCTTGATGCGGTTCCAGCCTTTGTCCCTGTCAATCACAGCAGCCATTAAAGGTTCCTTGTTCTTACGCCCATGATGCACATCCGTCGTAGGGCTAGGTACTCCAGCCCGTAAGACGTCTGCGCCCACGGTATGTCCTTCGCACTCAGTGAGTTGAGGAGCGAGCCACCGTACTGCCGGGACACGCGCCCTTCCTTCTCTCCTGTCAATGGACCGGCGATTCCGCCACCTGAGGCAGCGGAACCCCGGCTATCAAGAGCATACATGTGCAACACCTGCAGTGCGATAGCCTCGTTCTTTTGGTCGCCCCACTCGTCACCGGTGCGAGCCGTGGCAAGTGCTATCCTGTCTGTCAATTGCTGGTCGTCCGGAATGTCGGGGTCTCGGACGAGGACTATCTCTTTCGCAGTGGTCACAGGCATGTTTATTCTCCTTCTCCCTCTTCGTCTTTCTGCGCTTCGAGGGCAGCGTTTATCTCATCGATACGAGCCTCG